GAGTTGTATCCACCGCTACTATAACGTGATACCAAGCTGCTGGGTCACGAAACAGTTGTGTGGTTATAATCTCACCATTTGCCCCGCCATTATTAACCCAAAAAGCCAAACTAGTGTCCGTATTAAACTGAAACGAACTGTAATCCCCTGCGGAACCGCTACCAGCAGAAAAAATTGAATATGCTGCAAACGTTCCACGCTTAACCCAAACGCTTATGGTGTACTTGGTTTGGGCGGTGGGAGTGCCCGCAGTCCTGTTCAGGTACGCACTCGCAGAAGACCGGAAACGCAGGGATTTGGCTAGCAGGTAGTCCGCACTGCCACCGGCGCCCCCGCCGGTGTCAATATGGATCAACCCCTGGACGCCCAAGGCGATGCTGTTCTGGGCGCCAAGGAAGCTCATTGCTTGTTCACCGGCTTCGTGTAGAGGTCACCGGCAGCAGCGACTTGGATCGCACTGACACGCCAAGGAGCGCCAGTGCCAGTCGGAATCTTGAACGGAATGGCAACGTTTGCAGGCACATACGTCCCATCGGTCGCCGAGGCAGTCACGCCTTCGCCCACCAGCACATATGCCGCCGAGGTGACCGTCACCACCACGCCTTGAGGCCCAGCAGGCCAGGTGCCTGTGGAGCCAGCAGTGCCGGTGTAGGCGACCGTCTTAGGACCAAGTTGCGTGCCAATGCACGGGTTGAGCATTTCCATCAGTTACCCCAAGAATTTGAGCTTGTAGAGCGTTGTCAAATACAGTTCGACAATATTGTCGATCAACTGTTGCAACGAGGAGTCAGTCTTGTCGCATACGTCATACCGCACAGACTCGATCTCATCCAACTGCGCCTGCAAGAACTCGACAATATTAGTCGTTTTCTTGGATGATTGCAAAGTGATCCCGCCGATCAACCCATGCCGGCCCTGGTAGGCTTCAGCAAAGGCGTCCGCAAGGTCGATGATGCTGTCGTAGAACGTGTTCAGCGCCGTGTGCTTGCTGAAGCTGCGCGTGTTGAGATGGACGCTGTGCGCCACATCCCGGCCCAAGAAGAGCAGGCCCATGAAATCATTGCATTTCATTTTGCGGCATCTCCTCCGGCATCATGTCCACATCCCGGTTTGGCATCTCGCCTATGAGGTCACCGCTGGTAATCATGCCGTGGACCGTGCCCAAGACTATTTCCTGAATCTGGTCAGGCGTCATGCCGGCCATCGTGGCGCTGATCCGCTTGGTCTCAGCATCGTAAGCCTTGACCTGGCTGTCGAACTGCTTGACCTGCAAGTCCTGCGCTTCCATCGACTTCGACACGTTCTGGAGCATTTGGTGCATCTGCTCCATCTCCTGGCCCATCGCCTGCATCTGCTGCTGCGCGGCCTGGAGTGCTGGATCGTCATCATCGGCCAGCAGTTTCGGGTCGATGGTCTTGGCAAACCGCTTGCTCATCTCCTGAGCACCCGGCCAGTCCATGTTCTTGATGAACAGGTCACCCGCCACGCCCCACAGTTGCGGGTTGCCCTGCAACAACTGACTCATGGCGTCCAGCGACTCTTGGCGCTTGGTCATGTAGCTCGGACCAGTCGTCACGCACACATCGTACTGGCCAACGCCGAGGTTGTAGATCTTCTTGATCACAATCCCTGCCTGGTCAACGATCTTGCGCACCGGCTGCGGCTGATTCGGGTCAATCATCGCCGAATCCGTCTCCCCATCGATGCCGATGATGCGGGCAATGCGCTGGGTGTCGTAGATTTTCGGGATCAAGTCCACAATCTGCCGAGTGGTGTACCGAATCGCCCGCGCCAGATTGTCGACGTAGTGGTAGGTGCCTGTGTCGCCCTGCTTTTCACGCGCCAGGATCGCTCGGCCAGAGCGTTCGTTGCTTGTGGCGCCCAAACTAGAGTCATATTGGCCGGTAGTGCTTTTGATGTCATCAGAAGCGCCCGCCTTGGCCTGTAGGAGCCCGCTGGAGGCCATTGGAGGCTGTGACCGTGCCGGTAGGGGCAGTACGCCGCCTGCGCCGTCTGTAACGTCAGGGTTGACCTCCAAATACGGCCAATTTGTCGTGTTTGCGGTCTTCCATTGGTTTTCATAGCCCTCAAATTGACCGCCGTACCCAATAAACGGGGCTTTTGGCGCCAGTGCGAGCATCTCAGCCTCTTGGCTGACCCAGTAGTTGTACATGCGCTGGGCGTCTTTGGCGTTGCGGATCAGCCCAGAGACGTACAGGCGACCGTCAACCTCAAATTCGTTGCCAACCACGCGGATAACAGGTATGGATTTGCCCGCCCACTCGTGTTCTTCGATGAATTCGAACCCGTTTGTCTTGCACCGCTTGATCTTCTTCTGATCCACGATGCGCGTCTTGATGGGTTTCATGCCCATCATGCGCATCTGGCGGTCTTCGGGCGAGTTCTCCATCGCCGACACGTTGCCGTGGTACAGGTGCAGCGTTGCCGGCGTGTGCTCGGTGTAGAAGTACTCCGCAATGCGCACAGTCTTCTCGCTGATCCACGGGCTCAGGCTCTGGTCGCCCACGCCGCGCTGCATCATGGTCGATATCGGCGATGCGTCGGGGAACTGGCGCTCGTATTCGTCAGCCGTCAAGTCTTCGGTGATGAAGCACCACTCCGCGTCCGACCCGCAGGGGTCTTGGATCGTCGGGTCCATGTACACGCTGAACGAGTTGCGCACCCGAGCAATCCGGATGTCCTGCTCAAAACTGTCGTCGTTGCAGTACTCGGTCAGGAGCCGGATGTAGCCCTCGCCGTAGGTTACCTGGTTCTCGCAGGCGGTGTCGTAGGCTACGTCAGCGTCCGAGATGTACTCGATGTGCCGCACGATGCCGTCGAATATCTCAGCGACCTCGATGTCGGCCTTGTCGTCCACCGGGATGACCTTGCCACTGGGCCGGTTCTGCCGTTGGTCGTTTGTGACCTGCTTGACGTGCTGGGGCAGTTTGTTGATTGTCAGGCATGGCCTGGCGTTGATCGTCTGCCCTTGGACGCTGCCTCGCGTTGCCAGCACATCTGCCGGCCACTGCCACTGGTTGTCGGGACTGCCTGCGGCAAAGCGCAGGTCGTCTAGCTCATCCTCGCGGGACTCGCTGTAGGCCGACACAGCCATCGTAAAGCGGCTACGCATGGTGTTCAGATCGTCGGCGTTGCCGCCGGCGACTGACTTAGCCGCTTTGATGTCAGACTGCACTATGATCCCATCCAGCTAGTTAGGACGCCCTGCGGCGCGTAGGTTCTGCGCGGAGTTTTGTCCGTGTACTCCCGATGCGCCACCGGGAACGCAAATGTCACCGCCAGCGCGTCAGCAGCATCAGGACTGGCAAGACCTCTTGAGCGCATTTCCTTCTTGCCTTCTAAGAAGATTGTACCGCTAGAGTTAGGCTTCTTGGTTGGCCCCACCAGGTCTGCCTTGAGTTGCCGATCCTCGGGTATGGATGCGCTTCGCAGCCAGTCCTTCATCGTGCCCCACATCTCAGCCCGCTTGTTGCCCCACATCACCGAGTTCTTGGCCTTCCAGCCAAAGTTCACTCCGCGTACCTTATATCGTTGTTCGTTCAGTCTGTCAAGTATACCGTACCCCAGCCCACCCTCGTCAATCACCGTCAGCACCGGCTTGAACTCCTCGATGGCGTCGATCACCCGACCGACGATGGTCATAGTGTCCTCGCCCGAGTACCGCTTGATGCTCACGATGTCCCGGCCCTGGCGCACCAGTATGACCGTCGAGTCAGCGCCGCCCCGTGCCGGGTCGATCCCTATGACCACTGGCGCCGAACTGTCCTTGTACCGTGGCCGCTTCATCGCCTCATCCACCACCGTTGGGCTAATGAACTGATCCTCGCCTGCGCTGGGGAACTCACCGTACACCTCCACCTTGGCCTGGGATGAGTCCGCGCCATACTCCGCGATGATCTGGTCGTACACCGCCTTGTCCGTATCCTCGACCGTTCTAGCGTCCACGCTGCGAGCGTTCCAGAACGCCCGCTTGGCGTTGAAGCACTCAAAGAAGTAACCCTCGTTTCGGCGCGGGTTGCTGAAGGCAAACCAGTACCTGTCGGGCGTGTTCTCTGTGAAGAAGCCTGCCCCCACTTCCCAGATCGGGTTTGGTATGCCGCTGCTCTCGTCGAAGATCAGCATCATCCCGTCCTGGTTGTGGACGCCCGCGTAGCTGTCAGGGTTCTCGGCTGACCACAACTTGCCCTCTGCGGCCCAGTAGCGCGTGCCTTTCTTTAGATCACGCTCGACCAGTTCAGTGATCCACTTCGCGGGCACCAGCTTGGTGGCGCTCACTTCCCACCAGTGCGAGTGCATCGCCATCGCCGCCCACTTGGTCAGTTCTGCCCAGGTCACCGACCGCAACTGATTCTCAGAGTTGGCGCTAACCACTACGCTCCCGCCGATGCGCGTGGTGAGCATCCACAGCACCAGCCAAGATACTAGGGCGCTCTTGCCAATACCCCGGCCTGAGGAGACCGCTTCCCGTAGGGTGTCCATCTGGACCTTCCCCTTGTTCCGCTGGATGTGCGCCTTGATGTCGTTGAGCACCTCGCGTTGCCATTTGCGCGGGCCTTTGAATTGCGCCAGTGGCGTGTTCTTCTGCCCCCAGGGAAACACGAAGCGGACAAACGCCTCGGGATCATCCGCAAGCGCGGGTGACCACAACTCGACCATTAGGCGCTGCTCTTCAGCGGATGTGTAGATTGGGAGTTGCATCAGCGGGTAGTCTTGTACGGGTTGGCTTGCGCGTCACGCAACGCCATGTCAAGCAATACCCTGAACTCTGTTGACAACGTCGGGTCTACATGCGCTGGCGCCCCTTTTGCGCCTTGGTTACCCATAGCAAAGGCCGGTAGCTCTGACACCGATGACCGGTAGCGGCTGTTTTGCTTTGTCCAGTCAGGTGCCAAACGGCTGGCCATAGCCTCTGTTTGAAACACCGTAGGCGCGGCAAACCCGACTAGGCCTTGTTCGTTTGTTCTTAGTAGCCTGTCGTAGGCGTCTTTGAACCGCTGTTTGGCTTCCGCATCTTTTGCGCCTTCTTGACGGTACTGCCGCCCCATCTGGTAATGCGCAGCATGCGTCAATTCGTGGATAAGACTGTTGGGGTCGTTAGACCCGTAGTTTATTGTGACCTCGCCGGTAGCCGGAAGCTCACGGCCAAACATGGTGTTTCGGCTGTACTCCGCGTTTGCGCCCCCAGGTAGATACCCCTCCTTGACTGGCGGCATGGCGCTGCGCGCCATCAAGTAGTCCGCAAGCTCTTGGTACTGAGGTTGTTCACTGGCAATCTGACGCATTAGCCGAATCTTGTCGTCGCCGCGCAAGTGCCGTAGTTTTTCAAGCGCGTTGTCCGACTTGGGCATCAGCTTGTTAGTTGCCATCTTTGACTTCCTCAACGTAAGTTAGGCGAGCACGGGCTTCTTCCAGCGCGGTGATGACGCTGATCTTTTGATAGACATCAAGGCTGATCTCTTGCTTGGCAGTCCAACCGTGGACATGCTGAAGGATCGCCAGGCTGGCCTTGGCGTCGCCGTTCATCGACGCCTCGGACAGTTTGCCTGCATGCGCCATCTCAGCATCGGCTTTGCCTTTTTGCGCCGCCATCTCGGCGATGGGGTCTAGCTGACACAGCCGCCTGTATTCAACTGGCAGCATGCCGGAGGCCAGAGCCAAACTGTCGCCTTTTAGGCCCAAGCGCGCTGCTTCGTAAATCTGTTGCAGTCGCGCCTCAGTCGCCCTGATCTCCCTAATTTCTAGCGGTAGGGATTTCATGCGCGGGAGTGTATCAGGTTTGTTGCTACGAAGGATGTTGCAGCGTGGGCCATGAAAAAATTTTGTTTGCGGACCCTTCGCCAGCGTGACCGGCCGGCGGCGGGCCCTACCCCCCCCTCTCGAATGCTGCACTGCAACATGTCCATGCCTAAGCAAACATTGCCTAGGCAATCATTGACTAGACAACCATTGTCCAGGCAATCATTGTCCAGGCAATCATTGTCCAGGCAAGTATGCTGCACTGCAACATGCGCCAGCAGCTGCGGCCCGTAAGTGCTGCGCGCTCGTTTAGCTGCGGGTTGAGGGCGTCCGGGTTTCGCACGTGCGCATGCGTCCCGGTAGTCATGTAGTCACATAGTCCCCCCGCGCAAAACCGCTCAAATAGCCATACTGTATATAAACACAGTGTTAATTTTCCTAGCAATAACACAATGAGTGACTATACCGCTTACACGCCCGGCGACACCCCATGGCTACGCGCCGACTACCGAACCGCTGCCGAACCGCGCTAGAAGACTACCTCGCCACCAGGGCGCTGACCCTGTTAACAGTAGGGGCATAGACAACACACTACATAGCGCGTTACACTACCTACATGTCGCTGCAGCCCGCAGTGACGCAACAGTAGAGTAAACACATGATCTCACTTGCGGTAACAGTCAACGGCGCGACTCGCGTCTATCCCGTCACAACCATCACAGTCACAGTCAACGATGGGCATAGCGTCAACAGCCCTTGGCTGTCAGCTGAAGATAGCGACGAATGTCACGCCTTCAGCGGCATCGATGCTGAGAACGTCAGCTATTTGTACACCGACGGATACGACACCATGACGGAATGCGACTTTGACAACGCACGCTATGAGCTGCGCATTGACGGCAAGCACGATCACGATGCCATCGTCGATTTTTTCAACGACGGTTTTGACGCCAGCGTGTCCGAATGAGCATACTCGGTTACATCGCATACGAAGGTCCGTCCGTCATTGACGGGCAACCCATTGTTGTCATCGTCAACAGGATTGACGCGGATTCTGAAAACGCGAAAACGGGCGGACTAGTCCAGACCTTTATTATCCGCGCCGATATCGCGCCGACCGAAGCGCTCAAGACAGGCGACGACGGAAGCGTGTGCGGCGATTGCAAGCATCGCCCTTTGCTCGCTGCAAGCAACGGGGAAGCGCCGTGCTACGTCAACGTGGGGCGAAGCGTGCGCTCAGTCTATGACGCATATAAACGCGGACGCTACATCAAAGCGCCGCTCGAGACGGTCGCGCTAGCGCTTGCTGGCAAGAATTTGCGGATGGGCACTTATGGTGATCCCGCTGCGGCTCCCGCAGTGGTGTGGCATCGCATCATTCGGTACTGCGCCGATTGGGTGGGCTACTCGCATCAATGGCGCAACATCGACGCGGGTGATTGGTCAGGCATGCTTATGGCCAGCGTCGACAACGATCAAGAATATGCGGATGCGAAGGCGCGCGGATGGCGCACCTTCCGCGTTGCGTTGAACGAAGACAAGGCATCGACTGAGGCGCGCTGTCCGGCCAGCAAAGAGATGGGGCAGCGCACTACATGTAACGCATGCTTGCTTTGCTCAGGCACGAGCAAGCGCGCCAAAGATATCGTGATCATAGATCACGCTCTAGGTCACAAGCGCCGCGTTGTGCGCATCGCTACTGCGTGATTCTCAGGGCATGCGCTAGCGGCGCATGCCCGGACAATCCGGTCCGGTAAAGGAAACACCATGAACCACAAAAGAATTGATAAAGCCGCTGCCGCGTTAGCCCGTATGGGGTTTTCCGAGGCCACGATATCGTCATGGCGCAAGTGGGTGGCGGATGGCTGCGGCTACAGCCACGAGAGCGGCAAACGCGACTCGCGCCGCTGGGCGCACTACACGCGCCGCGTCTACAGTATCAGGGGGTTTTGATGCGAGACGCGTTGTTTGCTTTTGCGCTGGGCATCGCTGGCGCTGTTTTTCTCTTTTATGGGCTATCAGCATGACAACCGAAGACATCAAACGCATGTACGACAATCATCCCATGCTGACGCTCAAAGAGCTGTCGGCCCTCACCGGCCTGACCGTCGCGGCCCTCAAACGGTTGTTGCTGTCATGATCGCCCGCTATCCCGGCAAATGCGCACGCACGGGCCGGGCTATCCGGCCCGGCGACGTGATCACGTTCACTGCGGCGCGGAAGCCCGTGCTAGTCCAGCAGCAGCACGTCAGCGACACAATCGTCTTTTTTGGCGATAGCGGCGCCAGAGAGTTTTATCGTAACCGCAACGGTCGTTGCGAGGATGCGCCATGCTGCGGGTGCTGCACGATATGACAATTGCCGCGACCGCTACGTTCGTCAACCCTGACGACGGGTTGACCGTCGAAGTTTTTCCCGTCGCGCGCGGCTACCTCGTGCGCATGACCGACGACGACAGCGGCAATATCGTCGGCCAGCGCATCTACCCGCTGGAAGTCGACGCGATCGCGTACGCGCATAAAATCGCCGGGGTTGACCCGTGGCTGCGCCTTGGGGGGATAGCATGACCCGCTCGTTCTATCACGATCAAGCCCGCTACACGCTCGGCGACTGCGCGACCGTCAACGGCCAGCGGCGCATCCGGTGGCAACAATGGCGCCTTATCAGCGGCGCCTACGTGTTGACCCGGCAAGCATGGCTGCCGACCCGCTCGACCCGCCGCGACATCATTCAAACCCTTTCGGAGATCATCTGATGAACATCTATGCCACCAACAAACCCGACGAGGGTTATCAATTCCAGCTATCGACCGATGACTGGATCAACGGGCGCGCAGCTGAGGCCTACACGTATGCTCATGTCTGGAATGACGAGCTAGACGCGAACGGCGAATATTACGAAGGCACGCCACCCGACTGGACGCGCGTACCGTGCGGGTACTGATCGCGTGCGAGTACTCGGGGACGGTACGCGATGCTTTCATCGCGCACGGGCATGATGCTATGTCATGCGACATCCTGCCGTCCGACCGACCGGGCCCGCACTATCAAGGCGACATTGTCGACATTCTGCGCGATGACTGGGACCTGATGATCGCGCATCCACCATGCACTCATCTAGCTGTCTCTGGTGCGAAGCATTTTGCAGCCAAACAGGCGGACGGTCGGCAGGCGGCGGCGTTAGAGTTCGTTCGCATGCTCATGGACGCGCCTATCCCACGCATATGCGTGGAGAATCCCGTGAGCATCATCAGCACTCGCATCCGCAAGCCCGATCAGATAATCCAACCGTGGATGTTTGGCCATGAGGCCACCAAGACCACCTGCCTATGGCTCAAGGGGTTGCCGCCGCTCGTGCCGACGAACATTGTCGGCAAAGGGGCGCGGCATGTCACGAAGTCAGGGAAGAGCCTGCCGACATGGTACAACCTGCCACCCAGCGCCGACCGTTGGAAGATCCGCAGCGCCACGTTTCAGGGCATCGCTGATGCTATGGCAGCGCAGTGGCCGGGCGACAAGGTTACCGTCACGGTGATCCCTATCGCGCTCGGCTGGCTGGTGCGCGTGCGCGGCGACGACCAAGCGACCCTTGGCGGGCAAAACCTGTTCACCAATGAAGCAGACGCGCTGGCCTATGCGCGCCGCATTGCATGCTGACCGCGTTGCTTGTCGGCCTGCTAGCCTTACTGCTAGCGGCCCTGCTAGACCTCTAACCCGCCGCTGGCGGGTTTTTTCATACTGGCAAACGCTAGACCGCTCGCAGTACCGTAGGCGCCGCTGGCGCCTCTACCATATCGCGCAACTGCGACTTGCTGTACTTTGCGGACATGTCGGCGGACACGAACACTTGTTTTTTCGTTGTGTTCGTCTTCGACATGATGCGGCCGGCGTCCTGCCAGCCCGCCTCATTTAGGGCGTGCATGAGCGCGCTGGGGTGAATCCGGTGCTGGCCTGGCTGCGTCAACGCGTCGCAGATAGCGTGCCACGGGCCAGCGATCACGCCCAGCGAGAATACGCCTATGCGCGCCTCTATCTGCAATTGCAGATATTCCTCGTGGGCCGACCGACCGCGTTCGACCATGATGGCCTTTGCTTCCGTCATGGGCGGGCTGGCGCCTGGCAGAAACGCTGATACATCCCGCGACGCCAGATAGCCGGCAACGATTGCGTTGCCACCCCGCTCGTACCATGCCCACATGGCGGCGCCTTCGGCGTCGGTCATGCGAGGCGCGTCGGACCATATGCAAAACCACCGGCGGTCGTTGCTGGGGTTCGAGATAGCGGCGCGCTCGTTCGAAAAGCACAAGACCCAGATTCTGTTCAACGCGTTATAGGGGTGCAACCCTTTGCGGTTGACGGGCAGATATTCCGGCGGCGCTGCAATGATCGGCTTGAGGACGTTTTCCATCGCTCGACGGTCTCGCGCCTCAGCCTGGCGAAGCTCGTTGATCACCATAACTTCCGCTTCCAACGCATAACCCCACGACGACGATAGCTCTTCGTTTTTGACGATGGACACGTTGCTGCGACCGATGGCCCACAAAAACGGCGCGTAGAGCGTGTCTTTGCCTGACCCCGGCAACCCGCCATGCAGCACGGCGTGGTTGATTTTTTTATCCGCGTGCTGCAGCTTATACGCAAGCACGTCGAGCACATGCTCGCGCTCAAACTGCTCGGGTATCAAGCGCTCGACATGCTCAAGCCACCGTGACGCATCGCCCTCAACGGTCGGTGGCCTGGCGTCGCGCCAACGGTTGCCAAAAACGGCGCCATCCATTGTGGCCAGCACCGACTCGCCGGCGGCGTAAGTGACGCCTTGCAGCGTGCGGGCGCCCTTCGCCTGACGGTTCTCATCGTAGCAAACCGACGCCGACACTTTCGCCGTCCCGTGGACTGACTTGCACGGTATATGGGCAAACACCGCGTTGAACGACTTGCGCATGATCTCGCGGCGTTCCATCATGTCGAAGTACGCATCGTCGCTCATAATATAAGCAAAGCGCTCATACCATTCGGCCTTCTCTAACCGGCCCATCTCTTTGCGGTTGACCTCGCGGATAATCTCGATGGTCTCATCGGGGAATGCAGTCGTCGGCGATATCTTGCCCAGCGCGCCAGCCATCACAACCGCTAGCAGTTCGTCGCGCAAACCATGCTGGTGGTCAGGCCCGCCCTGCTCGGCCACCCATGTCAAGTACCGGGCGCTGTTCCACTCATCCACGCAGTGACCGTGGAAGCAAGTGTAGGCCCGCGAAACGGGCCTGTAGCGGCCCATAGCGTTACCGTCCGTGTGTTCGGCCGCGTTGGGGCAAACGACGCCGCACCAGCCCTCGCCGTTGGCATTCTCCAACAGGTCGCCACGCTCGGCAATCCACGCCAGCACGTCGTCATCGCCATCGTCCGCGAGGCCGACCGGGCGCATTGTGGCGGTATCGGCCACGCCTGGCGTGACGCCCAGCGCGGCGCATATAGCCTCTACGCTGTACTCACGGCCTGGCGTGAACTCAGTCAGCACCGAGGCAAACCCGTTCTTCTGGTTGATCGAGCCTGGCAGTCTGAAATTGCGCACCGGGTTGCATGCGCCTGGATCGGTGTAGCCGGCGGCAGCGATGGCCTTGATGGCGGCTGAAAACTCGCCGACCGTTGGCTGCTCGTTGAACGCATAACCATACTGATAGTTACCCGGCGACGTTTCCATGATCCATGTCGGCGGCAGCGGCGGCGTCTTGCTTTTGGTGCCAATATCGTCCAGCATCATCGCAAGACAATGCGTGCAGTTAGACGCAGATGCCGACACTCGACCATCGACGAATCTCGACACTATGAAACTACCGGTATTGCAGTACCACGACGCCTCGCCGCGCCATTTTTCCGGTAGATATGCCGGCCAAGTGTTGTCTTTTTGTTTCACCACCAACGCAGTTTCACCCTCAACTGCCAAAGATGCGATATAGTTCAGCACGTAGAAAACTCCTTTTAGGGCGCCTTGCAGGGCGCCCTTTTTTTTAGGGCTTGCCGTAGCGCGCCATCACTTTGATGTCGACCGCTAGTGGCAAGCCAGACGCCCAAGCGGGCGGGGTACACATCACCTGGCGCAGCGCATCTACGTCAGGCGAAGCGGTCTCGATGACGATCTCATCGTGGACAGTCAACACAACATCCTCGACCTGGCGCAGCGAGTGCCGCAACAGATCGTTGGCCACTGCCTGACAGACGTTCTCTGCCGCCAGACCGCTCCAGAGCCGCGCTCGGGGCCACTCAGTCGCGCCTTGCGAGGGTTTCCAAGCGCATTTGGCATAGGACACACCATCAGGTTCGAAACGCGCATAGGGGTAGCATAGTACCCTGCCGCTGGGCAGCGCGTACCATAGGTGGACACCGTCAAACAGGTAAAAGACGCGGCCAGCGGCGAACTCTTGATTCGGGTTGCGCATGGCGCGCATGTAGGCCGACTCCAGCGCCTGCCAGTACCGCACCGCCCACTGATTGGCGCGCCGCCAAGCGTCAACCGTGCGCCTGGCAGCGGCCTCGGGCAGGTGGACACCATAGGCCCTGCCCATAGCGGCAAAGGCGCCCACACTGCCGCCGTAGCCGCAGGCTAGGATCGCCACCTTGCCAACCTGGCGCATGTCAGGCGTGACATCCTCGGTCTTGAAGATCAGCGACGCCTCGCGAACGTAGATGTCTTGGCCAGAGCGGAACACATTGAGCACTTCGTCGCCAATACCCGACAACCATGGGTTGCACCGCGCCTCGATGCCTGACCAGTCGGCCACGACGAACTGCTTGCCCGCAGCCGGGATCAGCGCAGGCCGGAGCATGCTCTTGAGCACATCGGTGACGCGCTTGCCGTAGGCCGGCACGATAGGCGCGTCTGCTACCATCGAGTCGCGCACCTGCTGCGGCTGCTTGGCACACTTGCGCGTGAAGTTGTGGACTTGCAGGCCGTAGCTGGACAAGCGGCCAGTGGCAGCGCCGCCGTTGAAGACAAACGCGCCGCGCACGCGATGGTCTTCCTCATCAGCCAGCGCCGCCATGCGGGCGAACTTGGCAACGGACGACGCCCAGAGATCGTCAGCGGACTGGACAACCTCGCGCACATCCGGGTCGAGATCGTCGCAGGCCAGCAGGTTGGCGCGGACGGTCTTGTCGATGCTGATCTTGTCCTCGACCGTCATCAGCGCCAACTGCTCGAGCGACACGCGGTCTTGCACCCACTGGCGCATGCGCGGCGAGCGGACAGATGTCACTGCGCCCTGCGTCACCTTGGCGACAGTATCCTGTATCTCGATCAACTCGGCGCTGGCGTAGCGCACGGCCGAACGTGCTAGCTTAACATCGACTAGCACGCCACGGTCGTTGATGCGCTCGTTGACGTGGTAGTCAAGCAGTTCATCGTCGGACAGGCCGCGCATGCCCTGACTGATGGCGCGCATGGCGCGGACATCCTGAGCGCAGTAGTCGAACAGCTCAGGAAGCAGCGCGGTGTTGTAGGGCGGTATGCAGCACTGCCGCACTAGGTGGCCACCGCGATGGTCCTTGCGCATCGACGCGCCGGCGAACCGGCCAGCGTCTTCTAGACTGCCAGGCGCGCAGTTGGCGCGGGCCTGCGCGGCCGTGCAGTAGAACTGTTCTAGCGGGTAGTCCTGCTGGAGGACGTACCAGAAAATGAGCCGCTCGAAAGCGGCGTTGTGGGCGCGGATCTGGTGGCCTGTGAAATCAGGCAGCGGGCCACCGGTCCACATCTGGACCTCGCCGTCATCGTACGCATACGCCATGCACAGAACCTCTGTGCTGAGGCTCTGCGCATAGTTGTAGACGCCTGCGCTTTTTAGGTCGCAGGCGCTACGGGTCTCAAAATCGACCCAGATCACGCCCGACGCCGGCGTGTTGGCTCGGCAGGCGTATCGGAGGGCGCCTCTTCTTCGCCTTCCATGCCGATCCACGACTGCACATCGAACAGCGGCGTGTAAATCTTGCCGTACGACTTGTGCTGGTAGAACTCCTTGTTCAGCACGATCACCGGCACCGGCTTGCTCGGGTCAGCCTCGACCTGCGCAGCGATGGCCACTGCGATGGTCTGGACGCCGCGCTTACCACCGACGCTGGTGCTGGAATAACGCACCTCCAGACCCTTGTCTTCGCCGGTCAGGCACTTGAGCGACATGCCGACCTGCTGCTCCCAGCCTTTCTTCGCACCGGCAGGCACCGGGCCATGCTCCGGCAACGGCTCGGACACCGACGCCATCATTTCACCAAGGACTTCACCATCGCCCCACGCAATCCAGCCGTGGACAAAGGCGAACGGATTGACCGCCCAGGTCGAGCCAGCCTCGGCCTCATCCTGATCGCTGCCAAAGACCCAATGACCGGTGCGGTCCATCTTGAGGATGGCCACACCAGGCGCCTCACGCGGCGCGATGGCGCGCAACGATTGGGCGAGGGACGCGACTGCCGGCAAGCCGGCTGATTTGAACGCTACGAGATTAGACATTACAGTACCTTTTTCAAAAGCTGACCCAGCTGGAGGATGGCGGGCCGGGGGTCAGAATCCGGTGCCATTGTGTTACCCGACGACACGCTGACAGTGAGACCGTCGGGAAGCTTTTTGAGCTTCTTTTCGGCCACTGCTGGCGAGACCAGCGTTGTCACGTCGGGGTCTTTCAGGCCGGCCTCGATCAAGGCAACCCGCGCCTTGTCTTCGTCCAACCATTTTCTTGTGCCGCGTTTCGCGACCAACTTGTAGCCGGGGATCACCTGGCCGTTGTCTAGTGCGCGCTGCGCCAACTCGCGCAGGCCGGCAATCCAGCTGTCGAGCAGGTCGGCCTGCTGCAAGTAGATGCTGATCTGCTGCTTGTCCAGCGCGTCGAACTGCACCTTGATGGCGCGGTCAACTGCGCCGGTCAAGATAGGACAGACTGGCTTGGCGGTGCACCACCGGCAGTGCTCGCCCGACTTCAGCGCCGCGTCGGGTTGGACCGCTTGCTGCACCGCGTCGAACAGTTGGTCTTCGAACCGACTGATCCGGGCGCGAGTGGTGACCCAGCGCTTGATCATCGGCGGCTGGATGATGACCAACTCGACCTCGGTCACGCCTTCAAAGGCCCACGGCTGGGACCGACGCGCTGCAGCAGCGTAGAACATCAACTGCATGTTTTCTTGGGCTTCAACGATAACGCCATCGCCGAACTTCCAGTCGAGGATGACGGCGCGGTTGCCGATCTTGCCCAGCACATCGACCGACCCGAAGACGCCGGGGATGAAGTCGCCGAAATCGACGCGCACCTCGACCATCAACTCCATCGTCTTGTCAGGGTCGACCTGATCCAGCAGCGCCAGTGCCGGCATGATCTTGTCGTTGTGCAGTTCCTCGCTGATCTGTTTAGGCGTCTTACCATCGATGATGGCCGCGATGACATCGTGCAGCAGCGTACCCTCGGCGGCGTACTTGCTCTCAGCCTGGGGCGGCATCTTGGCCGTCAGGGCGACGGAACCAGGGCAGTTGATGACCCGGCTGGCGGTCGAGCCGCCGACGATCTTAGAGTGCGTCGTCATCTTGCGCCTCTTCTTTTTCCTGAACCTCGGCAAACACCGCTGTCGTGGTGTAGCTGTAGCCCCTCAACTCCTCCAGTTCGAATTGAGAGCCGTAGCGCCTCTTGATGTGCGAGGTCAAGATGTCTTTGATGTCTGCGTCGTCTAGGGTGATCTTCACTTTACTGTACTCCTTGGTTGATGGAACCTGAACTGTAGCGGACGAAAAAAGACTTGTCAAGAACTTTTTTACTGTGTTACAGTTGTGCCTCAACAGGAGCAGACATGATCACTTTCCAGACCGCCCCGCGAGGGACAGCCACTGTAACAGAGGCCCACGCGCAATCAATGCGCGATCTCTTTGCCGGCCTTAAGCCGCTCAAGTCGACCAAGATCAAAGCCCACAAGCGCAGCTTTCCAAAAATTTTTGGTTCGACCGAGGACTACATCCAGCAGTACTTTGCGTTGAACAGCCATTGGACTCTTGCGGCCTATGGTTCTGGCGACCACATCTTGCTGTACCACCCGCTGCCCGACCGCGTTGCGCGTCTCAACCCGTCAGAGCCCGAAGTTGAATGAACATCCTTTCTTTCGGAGGCGGCACCGACTCGACCGCCATTTTGTGCGGGTGGATCGAACGTGGGCTAGCGCCCTTTGACCACATCTTGTTTGCGGATACGGGGGGGGAGCGCCCGCACACCTACGAACACATCGAACGGATGCAACCGTATTTGGCCGCTAACGGAATGCCGCCCATCACTATCGTTCGCAAGGTCAAACGAAATCAGACCGTGCAGACGCTGGAGCAAAACTGCTTGGATGCGCACATGTTGCCAAGTCTTGCCTACGGGTTCAAAGGGTGCTCACAGAAGTTCAAGATTGCGCCGCAAGAGAAGTACGTCAACAACTTGCCTGGCATGAAAGCGTTGTGGAAGGCCGGCGGCAAAGTCAACAAGTTCATTGGCTACGAATTTTCTGAGCGCCGCCGATGGATGAAAGCGCCAATTGAAGACGGGAAATACCTCTACCACTACCCTTTGGTCGAATGGGAGTGGTCAAGACCCGAATGCATTGCGGCCATCGAGCGCGCCGGTCTTCCGTTACCCGGAAAGTCCTCTTGCTTTTTTTGCCCTGCGTCTACAAAACCGGAAATAGCACAGATGAAAGACACCTACCCGTTGCTGTTCACACGCGCCATAGCGATGGAAGACAACGCTAAGTTGACGACGGTTAAAGGTCTTGGGCGGCGGTTCTCTTGGCGCGATTTTGCTACGACGCTAGAAGAGCCAACGGTTGTACCTTGTACTTATTGCGTCGATGAGGGAAGTTGATGTCGAGCGGCACCTTGTCCGTCTGGTCGAGAAGGCCGGCGGCAAGGCGTACAAGTTCGTCTCGCCAGGCCGCGCAGGCGTGGCCGACCGCTTGGTCGTGCTACCTGGCGGGCGCGTCTGGTTTGTTGAGCTTAAGGTCAAGGGCGGGCGTCTGTCGGCGTTGCAGCAGGTCTTTTCGTCCGACATGGCCGCGCTAGGCCAAAACTACACAGTACTTTGGAATAAAGAAGATGTTGCTACGTTCGTATCAATCCATTGCGGCTGACTTCCTGTACGAGCATGACCGCGCGATGATCCTCGCGCCGGTCGGCGCGGGCAAGACAGCTATCACGCTAACCGCCATGCGCGAGATGCTGCGCGATGGCCACGCCAGTCGGTTCCTCGTGCTGGCGCCTAAGCGCGTGGCTGAACATGTCTGGCTAGAAGAGAAGGCGAAGTGGGCGCCAGAGATCACGATGGCCATCGCCGTGGGCACGGCCAAGCAGCGCGCCGCTGCGCTGCGGGCCGACGTGCAGGTGGTGGTAACCAACTACGAGAACCTGCCCTCGGGCGGGTTTGACGGCGTGGTGTTCGATGAGTTGACCAGGCTGAAGAACCCAAGCGGCCAGCGGTTCAAGCTGTTGGAGAAGTTTTTGCGCGAGGTCAACATCCGCTGGGGCCTGACCGGGTCGTTCACCAGCAACGGTCTGAAGGATGTCTTTGGCCAGTGCAAGATCATCGACCCGGCGCTGCTGGGCCGCACCAAGGGCGCCTTCCAGCAGCAGTACTTCATGCTGGTCAACAAGGAATTCAATCAGTGGGCGCCACGCGCTGGATCGTTGGCGCAGGTGATGGAGCGCATCAAGCCGTCCACGTTCCTGTTGGAGTCCTACACGCTGCCAGACCTGAACGTGGTCGAGGTGCGCTGCTCGATGGACTTGGCCAAGTACAAGCAGATGAAGAAGGACATGGTGCTGGAGTTTCCCGACGCCCGCGCCATCGCGGTCAACGCTGGCGTGGTGACGGGCAAGCTCCAGCAGATGGCCTCAGGGTTCGTCTACGCCGATGGCGCGCCGCAGTGGATGTCACCCCACAAGTTCGACGCGCTGGACGATCTGCTGGCCGAGAATCAACGCGCCAACACGCTGATCGCGTACAACTTCAAGGCCGAGTTGGCTGAACTGAAGCGGCGCTACCCGCACGCGCAGACGCTGGACGACGACAACGTCATCGAGCGGTGGAACGCGGGTCTGGTTGAACTGCTACTGGTTCACCCCAAGAGCGCAGGCCACGGGCTGAACCTACAGTACGGCGGCTGCAAGGTGGTGTTCCTGTCGCTGCCCTGGTCGCTGGAACTGTACGAGCAGACCATAGGCCGGCTGCACCGCAGCGGCCAGGCGCATCCGGTTTGGGTCTACCTGATGATCACCGACAAGACGGTCGATGAGAAGATTTGGCGCGCACTGCGCGACAAGCGAACGATTTCTGACATAGCCATAGAGGAGTTGAAATGAAGCTGACTTGGAGAAGCATGCACGAGGTGCTGACGAAACTGTCTGAAGAGGAAGTGCTGAAGCTGCTGCAAGAGGAGCAGGCCGGGGCCAACCGCATCACCATCCTGCTGCGCCTGCACCAGCGGTACTGCGTCCTGCGCCTTGAGCGCGAGCGCATTTTGATCTTGCGCGGGGCGATGGCGGCATGAGAAAACCGCCAAGCATCGGATGGTGGCCCACCGGCGAGCACAAGGTGCGCTGGTGGAACGGCGAGTACTGGTCGTGGACTTGCCTAGACAGCGACAACGAGTACTGGATAGCGCGGTACAGCGCCAGGGAATCAACCGATGACGTCAAGTGGTATCCAAGGCCAGACAACTGGCCAGAACGGTCGAAAACGTGATCCATTACCACGGGCTACCGATCAATCCGCAAACGGTGGCCCGCCATGCCATAACGGGGGGGCACGCTTTTGTGTCGTTTTGCGACACGCAACCTTTGGGGTTGGCTGTCGAAGTCTGCCAATCGTTTGCGATTGACAACGGCGCGTTTTCGGCCTGGCGCAGTGGCAAGCCAATAACGGACTGGCGCGAGTACTACGTTTGGGCCGAGATGTGCCGTCGCATTCCATCGTGCGATTTTGCGATCATTCCAGATGTCATTGACGGCAGCGAACTTGCCAACGATGCGTTACTTCTGGAATGTCCGTTGCCGTATTGGTTTGCGGCACCGGTGTGGCACATGCACGAATCGCTTGACCGGCTGGAGCGGTTGGCAGCGTTCTACCCGCGCATCTGTTTGGGTAGTTCCGGCGAGTACGCAACGCCGGGAACGCCGACATGGTGGGCGCGCATGGACAAGGCGATGCGCGTTGTTTGTACGCCGGACGGGGAGCCTTTGGTCAAGCTGCACGGGTTGCGGATGCTCAACCCTAGGGTGTTCACTCTGTTGCCGCTGTCGAGCGCCGACTCAACGAACATAGGTAGAAACGTGGGGATAGACCAGCATTGGAAGAAGGGAAACTATTTGCCACCGACCAAAGAAGCCCGCGCCGCAGTCATGCGAGCGCGAATTGAATCTCACAACGCAGCAACAAGGTACACATTTCTATGATCGCAACTGCCGTTTTGGTTTACGCCGCCGCCATGATTTTGGCAAATTTGTCCGTGGCAACGTTTGGCCCAAGCGTGACGCCAGTCAATGCTTTTGTGTTGATTGGTCTTGACCTGACCATGCGTGACTGGTTGCATGTCCGCATCAAGCCTTGGCAGATGGCGGCGCTGATCGCATTGACCGGGCTGCTGACGTATGCGCTGAACCCTGCTGCCGGCAAGATTGCAGTGGCAAGCGCATGTGCGTTCAGCGCCGCTGCGCTTGTCGACTGGGCGACGTTTACGCGGTTGCGCGGATCTTGGATGTACCGGGCAAACGGGTCTAACGTGGCAGGCGCAGCCGTAGACTCGTTGATCTTCCCGACCTTGGCATTTGGGGCGCTGATGCCTCAAATCGTATTGGCGCAGTTCTTGGCAAAGATTGCCGGCGGCGCTATTTGGACTTGGATTTTCAACCGGAGCAAGACATGAAAGACAGAGAAGAGTACTTCTGCAAGGCTGCGGCCCGCCAGAGCCTGTTTGCGGCCGTCTGGATCGTCGCCCTAGTGGCGCTGATTGCGTGGTTGGCATGACGCACATCGGTTGGATGATCCTTGAGAGCAATGTTTGCATCTTGCTCACTCGGCGCCGCGAAGAGATGCAGTACTGGGTAGACCTCGGATGCAATGCGGTGCCGTTGTATGCAGTGCCCCCGCTGTAACGCGCCAGCCGGCGTGCTTTCAACTCGGGCCGCGCCCGACAATTCAACCAGAAGGAGATACCAGTGTTACAACAACCACCGGTTCAGCACAACGGAACAACTCGCCGTTTCTGTAGATCGCTCGACGAAGCCTTCGGCGGCGACGGTTACGCCATCACCCACTACCGAAACCGATGGTCGTGGTTCAACCGAGCCGTTGCCTTCAGTGTCTGGGTACTGGCGCTGGCTTACGGGGTGACGCTATGGACCTGAAGAGCCAACTTTTGAGGGAAGAGGGCGCCGAGTCCTGCGCCTACCAAGACTCGCTCGGGTACTGGACCATTGGCGTGGGCCGGCTGATCGACTCGCGCAAGGGCGGCGGCCTGTCGAGCGAGGAGATCGACTACTTGTTGGACAACGACATCAAGGCCAAGACCCGCGAGGTATTGCTGGCGCTGCCGTGGATGCCCAGACTGTCCGAGCCGCGCCAGGCCGTGTTGATCGGCATGGCGTTCCAAATGGGCATCGGTGGCTTGCTCAAGTTCAAGCGGATGCTATCGGCGGTTGAGGACGGCCAGTACTTTGAGGCTGCTGCGCAGATGGTGGAGAGCACTTGGGCACGGCAGACGCCAGCACGAGCGCATCGCATGGCGTTACAGATGGAGACAGGCGAATGGACCCACTGACCGCAGGCGTGGAACTGGCGCAGACCGTCATCACCCGCATCTGGCCGGACAAGTCAGCAGCCGAGGCAGCGCAGCTTGCCGCCCAGGTCGCCATCGTCCAGGGCCAACTGGACGTCAACCGCGCCGAGGCGTCGAGCCCCAGCGCGTTCACCAGCGGCTGGCGCCCAGCCATTGGCTGGGTCTGCGCGTCGGCGCTGGCTTGTCAATACATCGCCAGGCCGCTGGTCCAGTGGACCGGCATTGTGCTCGACCACCCGCTGCCTGCGCTGCCTGGCATCGACGACAACCTCTGGCAACTGATGCTGGGGATGCTGGGGCTTGGTGGCTTGAGAACTTTTGAGAAGACGAAGGGAGTTGCGTCGTGACCGATGAACGCATTGCCGAACTGATGGGGTGGCATTGGCCAACTAGCCTCCACCCTGATGACATGCTTGCGAAAGTGCGGACCGTTGTACGCGAAGCAGTACGCACTGATGCATTTGCAGACCGATGCAAGCTGGCAACGGACTGCCTGCCGGATGCGCCGTATAGGGTGATGCTGGAGAACCTGCATCGAGAGATGTTGGGCATTAATCAGAGGATTGAGTTATGAACGAACGGATTAGAAAACTAATGGAAGGGCTGTTCGACGTTACCGTTGACTCTCGCGGAAGGGAGGAATGCACTGCCGACTTTATCAACGTGCAGCGGTTTGCAGACCTCATTGTCAGGGAGTGCGCCGAGTTGAGTACCGGCTATACCGGCAACGTCAAGCTCTTAATCTGTAACCACTTTGGGCTTGAGCCATGACCGAGCGTGCTGCGTTTGAGGCATGGTGTGATGACTATTGGGAAACAAGTTCGTACTTGCACAAGAGCCGGACCTGCGGGGAGTGGGCGGCTTGGCGGGCTGGGCGTGTTGACCTAGCGCAGGTTGGGGACTGCGGGGAAACGTGCAAGAGGGCCAAGCTCTGCTACGCCTGTTCAAAAGAGTTGGGGGCGCTAACCAGAGGAGACATTTTGCGTTGCATTGAAACCGACGAACTGTGCACTGTAGAGGCCACCTCCACCACCGGCAAAGCGCTTGTTAAGTGGGCCAGTAACGACTTTGCAGAGTACACGGCAGAGCAGATTGGGGAGTTGTTCTGGATTGAACGCAATGACTGAACCCGTAGCATATATGGTTTACACAGAAGACGGTACGTCTGTGTATGTAACCGATAACCCAACCGACATCCAGCAAGGCCAACGAGCTTTGCCGCTTTATACGAAGCCTGAGTGGCAGGGGTTGACGAAGGCTGATGTAAATAAACTCACAAGATTCGTGATTGCGTTCAAGAGTGAGGTTGTGGAGTTTATTAGAGCAGCAGAAGCCAAACTCAAGGAAAAAAATGACTGAGACCGAAAGAAACCTAGACCTTTTGCTGGGCGATGCCCTAGCGGAGAACGAGCGCCTCAAGTACGAAATCAAACGCCAAGAGATTGTCATCGCGCAGTTGCTACTGGCGATGCACGAAGGCGGAACCTTGAGAGTACGCGATGATGCATCCTGACACCGAATTGCTGATGCACCTTGCCGCCAACTTGGTGCGCGAGTACCCCAACGGCGTGAGCACGGTCGACATGCATCTACGCATGGCGATCTCGCTCGACAAGGCCCGCAAGATTCTTTGCTTCGCTCGCAAGGCGCGGCTGCTGGGTGTGGCCGGCTCCGGCGTCACTGCGCGCTGGGCATCGCCTGAGCGGGCAGCAGAGCTAGACGCTGGGCGCTGGACAAAGCGCAAGTTGCAGCACAAGGCGTGCAGGGATCGTAGGATCGCTGCCCGCCAGGCCGCATCGGAACTGGCGCCAAGGCGGGTAGTCAAACCGTTCAGGATCAACGCACCGAATTCAGTATGGCAACTAGTGGACTTCCCATGCGCCCAACTAAAGCAGCGATAGACGCCATCCGGGACGCCTACATGGCTGACGTTCTGACAATCAGAGCGCACATCTTGGCGCTCAATGATCCGCACCTAGAGGACGCCTGGGCCGGCATTGAGACGTTCGCAGCAGTGGCGCTGCGGGTGATGGCGAAGACCAACCCGTCAAAGCTCAAGAGCGAGATGGTGACTGTGGGTATCTCGGCGCTGCTATGAGCGGTCGACCTTGCCGTCGAGCTTGTCGAAGATGCGCCCCAGCAGGTCGCGGATCTCTTTAAGGTCTGACCTGTAGTCGTCCCGCGTCACATAGGTCTTGGGTAGCTCGACCGATAGGCGGGTCAGGTCGGCTTTCAACTCCTTGACCGCTGACCACAACTCCCTTGCAAACCAGCCGGTAACCGCGCAAGCGGTAGCAAGGCCTATGTCGATCAGGTGTTGCGAATCCATCAGATCATCCTAGCAAGGAGTGGCACCGCCCCGCCGGCGCAAGTTGCTAGGGCATCGAACCATTCTACTCCGTGCGTGGGCCTCTCTGACCGTTGGTTGGAGAGCCAGTCGAGCACCTCCTTGCCCACTGCTGCAAGCACCACGAGGGCGTAGGCGGCGTCAGGCCGGCGCAAGATGGCTAGGGCGGCTAGGAAGATCAGCGAACCGTAGATGGCGTGGTTTGCCTTATCTTGCGGGAGCGAGGGCATCATTGAGCCAATGCGTTTTCGTTGAAGCGGTCAGGCGCTAGAGAGTTGACGCCGCCGACAGTTGCCGTGCCCGCTACCGCACGTTCAGCAGCAGTCCATTGAGAAGGCGTCGAGATCAACTTCAGCACCCTGTTGCGTTCATTGGCGGGCAAAGTCTCCAACAGCTTGACGGCGCCCCCTGCGGTTTGTGACGCTTGCGTCAGCGCCGCCATTGTCTTAGCGCCAATCTTGTTTTCTAAGATGTTCAGGGCTTTGTTCGTGCTTGCGACCACGGCGCTGACATACGACGGCAAACGTATCTTAGATGTGCTATCAAGCAGCAGTTGTTTGAGCGCGTCTTGCCCCGCTTCGGCCTGCCCTTTTATCTTCAGTTCTTTGAGGTGTTTAGCCGCTTGTTCCCGCAGCACAGACATCGTGCTGTCTGCTAGTTCGCTGGCAACGTTGTACCGTCCGGGACCAAGAATTTTCTCTACTGCCTCTGGCGATTCGTTCTGAACCAATCGAACAAACTCGTCTTTGTTTGTTTTCCACAGGTCTAGGGCCGCGCCAGACAGCTTCTTCTCGGCAATCCGCTGCATCCCCTTGGTGTAGTCGGCCAAGTACTGACGGTATCCGGTGCCGCCTGCCGCTTCAATAGCGTCAATTAGCGCAGGGCGAATTTCTGACATCACACTGGCGGCAAGATTGCGCTGCGTGGTGGCGTCTACGCCTGGTCGAAGTTGCTGGATTGCGGCGTTGACGGAGTTCTTGCGGATGGCGTCCAACGCTTTGGCGTCGATCACGCCGCCGCCGCGTGTCCATTGCGCAATGTCTTTGGTCAAGTTGCCAATTGCACCGGTTATCAGATCGTTGCCTGCAAACTCAGGGTTGTTGGCAACACCCTGGATGCTGCGAATGACTTCATCGCCTTTGAGCGGTTTGATGCCAACCGACCGTAGCGCGTCTGCCGCGCCCTGCGCAAACCGAGCACCTTGGCCCAAGTCCAACGATGCGTTAGCTGCGCCCGTAGCCCATTCGTCTGACATCTGCGCCAACTTACCAGGGTAAGTAAATTTTGCCGCAAACTCATCTGAAAAACCTGCTTGAGACTTAGCTGGCGCAAGGCGGGAACTTGGGGGCAAACCCATTTCGAGCGTTTTTAACCGCGCCGCCGCAGCCGCGTGATCGCCTAGATCAATCAAGCGCCGCACTTCTTGCACTTTGGCCGCTGCGTCTGCGCTCAATTTGCCTGCCTGCGCTTCATACTCGGCTACGGCCTTGCCAAGGTTTGCCCGATTGAGCGCCAGTTCGCGTTGCGGTGTTGTTATCGCATTGAGCGCGTTCTTTGCCGCCGTAGTGGTTCCTCTAACGTCAGCCGCTGTGCTGCCGCCGGCCAATCGCGCAAGCGCGTTCAACGACACTTCGCCTTGCGATGCAGCCAACGCTTCCGTAAACCGAGGATCGCGCTTTGATACGCGGGCTAGCAATGCTTGCCAGGTGGGACTGTTGATATCCGCAGTTGCTTGCGCCGCGCTGCCACCACTCTGGCTTGCCTTGAGCAGGTTGAGTGCTTCAGGCAGATCAGGACCAAGCGCGTTACGGGCAATCTCAGCCGCTTTCTGCGTTGGTAGTCGTCGAATGTCAGCAATCTTGCCTGCTACTGCGCCAATCGCAGGCCCAAGTGCTCGCCCGCCAGCCTCAAAAGCAGCGCCTTCCAGCAGGTTTTGCACCGGCTCAACTACTTGCGCTGCGCCTTGACGGGGTTGTCTGGCGCCCATTGCTACGTCGAGTAGCTGCATACCCTCTTTGCCAAGGCCATAGCCAAGGCTAGCGCCAGCAACACCGCCGGTTGCGGTGCCGACTGGGCCGGCACCAAACGTACCTGCGGCAGCACCTAGCAAGCCGCCACCGACAGCGCCCGCCGTTGTAATTGCGGGCTCAAGGAAAGGCCGCACATATTGCTCGTAGATGCCAGGCTCTTTTGCCGGGGCTTGCGGCGCGTCAACAGTTGGAATTTCGCCCATTGCGGGGCCACGCATTTGTCGAATGGCATCGGCAAAAGCCTTGGCATCGGCAGAGTTGCCGGCAGCATCGGCTTTGACCAACGCTGCGCTGAGTTGCTCAAGGGTGGCCATGATTACTTGTATTTCTCAAGAAGAGCATCGATAGGCGTTACGCTGCCGCCGACGCGCACTTTGGCGCGTTCCACCCCTTTGCGAATTATGCTTTGGAACTCGCGCGCGGCGCTTACAAACTCTTTTTCGCTTTGCGCCAGACTCATGCGGTTAAGAGCGGAAGTTCCTTTTTCACCCTCAAGGTTGGTAATAGAACCGCCACCTTTAAGCGTTTCAAACGCTTGCAGGAACGCCCCGCCTTTGATCTGATCAAATTTTGATTGAAAGTCAGCCGCGTCAGTTCCCGGAACAAACCGCAAACCAGGCAGCAAAGTAGCGCCCACCACGTTAGAAAATCCGGGGTGCGGCGCTTGACCTTTAACCAAATTGCCTTCGCGATCTCGTTTTCCAATCAAGCTGTCAATTTGGCCAAGCGTTTGCTGGGCAGTCTCAAGCACTTTTGGCAACAATTGCTGGGCCAACGCTTTATCTTTAGCGATGGCTTGACCCGTAGCCGCAGCTTCGGCCTTTTGTCGTTGGAACGCGGGGTCATTTTCGCGCCGTTGATTTTCCTCCATGATGGCAATTTTTCGTTGCTCACGGGCATCGGTAAGGTTTTGACCTGTTTGAGCCAACGTAAGTTGTCCTTGCGACACCTTCAATTGCTGTTCGGAAATTTTGTTGGCGGCAATTTGCCCCGGCGTCATTGTTGTGGCAACTGTGGACCCTGGTACAACAGTAGCGGCGCCCCCAAGGCCAGGCGTAGACACCATCCGCAGTTGGCCACCAAGATTCTGAGACGTAACCGTAGGCTTGTTCATTTCCATGAACTTTTCCGCACCTAACTTGGACTGGTTGATTAGGTCTGCAAGTGCTTGCGGGCCTTTGGCAATAGCTTGTTCAATAGCCGCCCTTGATTGATTAGCGTTAGCACCTCGCGCAGTGAGCGCCGGCCCAATAATAGGATCGGCGTGGTTAGCCTCATGCCAAGCCAAGTACCGGGCGCCCGCATCGGGCGCCGTAGCATCAAGAGTGTCTAAAAAACCACGAGATTGTTTCAACCTGTCGTCAAGCAGCTTAACTTCAGCCGCAGACTTAGTGATGGGCTGAAGATTGACGTCGCCTTGTAGCTTTTGTTGCTGCAACCGTTCATTTTCAAGCTCCATCAACCCTTTTTCAACTCCAGGAATTCTTGAGCCTGCGCCGCCTGACGCTAAACTTTGACGCAATCGAACAGGGTCTATCTTGCCTGTGGCGGGGTCATAGGCGTTCTGATACGCCGCGTTGAGCGCGTTCGTAGATGCGTCTTCGCGTTTAGCAGATGAGAGTTGGTACTGCGCCAGCGCGTTCTGGTTCTGCGAAGCGCGCATCTGCATCAGTTGCGGCATGTTCCCCATCGGATCTACCGGGGGCGGGACGCGGAACTGGGCGCCTTGGGCGATGAGAGCGTTCAGATCAGCCATTAGACAACTCCACCTGGGTAGTAAGCGAAGGAGGATGACGGATCGTTCATGTACGATACACCGCCGCCCCGGTTACCAAACAACGTGTTGAAGTTGGCCTGATTCTGGTTCTGCTGTTGCTGCTGCTGGTACATGCTGCCCATTGAAGCCAGCGCGTTGCCCATTGTGTTGGCTGCGCCCATCTGCCCCGCCGCCATCGACTGGCCCGCTTGACCCATCAGGTTGCCCACGTTGGTGCCGTACTGGCCTGCTTGAGCGGCTTGGCCCGCCGCTGCTGCTTGGCCAGACGACATCAAGCTGCCAAGCGGTTGGAGTTGGTTGGCGCGGTTGGTCTGGTAGCGATTGAAGGCGTTGCCGTACTCTTGCGATGCCGATGCCTGCCGGTAGTCCTCTAGACCCTTCATGGTCTGGCCAGAGATCAGTCCACCCCTAGCACCTGCTTGGCGGCTCATCGCCTTGAGACCCTCGCCCAGCCTAAATTGATAGCCGGGGTCTTGCTGGAAGTCCTGCATACCGAAGTCGCGAGCGTACTGACCGTACCCCGCTGCACCAGTGTTACCGCCTAGCCCCAGCAGTTCCATCAGCCGGTTCTGACCCGTCAGGCCAGCCTGGCGATACGGTTCTGAGAGACGCTTCTGTTCGTCAAACATCTCCTTCTGGAGAGCAGCAGAACGATCAGCAGCAGCGGCCTGAGTGCCTGCGGCGCTCTGAGCACCGCTGCTTGAGATCAGACCGCCCAAGAGGGCGCTGCCGCCTATAAATGCTTGTCCAGCAGTGATGCCGAAAGTCATGCTGCCACCTTTTCCGTTATGTCGCCCAGAAGGCCCATCTCATCGTATGTTGGCGAGATGAGTTCTGATTCTATCGCGCCTAGCTCC